TAAAAAAGATTGAAATGTGTGTTTTATATCCTCGGGAAGGATACAATCTTCAATAGTTTTTGGACGGTATTTCTCCACCCATAAAAAGTCTTCTGCCATAATATATACTCCATAATTTAATTACTCAATTTAAAATTCAGATTCAGGTTCTAAAGCAATCCAGTATTGTACTGGTCTTGTTCTATTAACAAAATGTGAAATTTTTTGTTTAGAGATAGCAACATCATAATCATCTTCTAACATTTTAAAGTTTTCAGCTTTGAAAAATGCTTTAAATTTCTTATCAGTTGTCCCTAATTCAATATCAAACTTATTAGAAGCTTTGTTTTTTCTATCTTCAGCAATAAGTCTCATTGTTTTACCATCACCGATAACTCCGACATCTGGTAAGTTTAATGTAACCACTCCTTTTTGAAGTCTAGCAAAATCTGCTTTTTTCAATGTAAAAGCAACTTCTGTATCTGGCATAGAAATTGTTTTAGTTGGTGCAACGATAACAGATTCATCAGCGAAAGTATACTTACTAGTAGACCTTCCATCTTTTCCTGATAATGCTACACTTGAAGACCCATTAAATTTTAAAGATGGTGCTTCAAACAAATCTATTGTTCTTAAAAATTCAGGCAAATCATAGATAGCAAATTGCTCGCTAAAATCTTCTTTAATATCTGCCTGTGCCAAAATATTTTTCATAGTAGAAATCGTATTTAATTTCTTACCTGGTTTGATTAAAATATTTTGATTTATATTTGCAAAGTTTTTTAACATTGCAATCGTGTCATTTGATAGGTTCATATCAATATTTCTCCTTCATTATTTAAACATTATACTCTAGTGTGTGCCTTTTGTCAATAACCACTTGTCAGATAATTAACAATATTTTCTGGTGTGGTTTCTCCGTATGGGTCTTTGTCATTACTTTCATTGTTAATACCTGGTTCTTGCCACCAGTTTTCAATAACTCCGTCTTTAACAACTGCCATATATCTCCAACTTCTCATACCAAAACCTTGTAAAGGTTTCTCAATAAGCATACCCATACCTCTTGTAAACTCTCCTGTGCCATCTGCTATCATTTTAACTTTTTTGATACCACTATGATGTGCCCAAGCGTTCATTACAAAAGAATCATTTACAGATATACAATATATCTCATCTATATTTGAAGTTTTTATTTTGTCATAATTATTTTCAAAACCTGGTAATTGTTTTGCTGAACAAGTAGGTGTAAATGCACCTGGCAAGCTAAACAATACAACTCGTTTACCTTTGAAATAATCGTGTGTAGATTTATTAATCCACTCTCCACCAATAGGACATCCACCAGAAGAATCAGTAGAGTAATCGTCTCCAGTTCTTACTCGGAAATTTACTATTGGGAGTTCAATTTCTTTTTTCATAATCATTTATCCTCATTTATATACAATATAACATAATCAATAAAAGAAGTCAATAGGCCGTGGTTTAATACGACCTATCAACATTTAGCTAATTAGCGAAGCCATTTCAATACTCCGCTATATTACTTATCTAATTTTAATAGTTCTAGGTTTCTTACCTTCTGGAACTATCTTCTCTAAAGATACTCTTAAAAGACCGTCTTTAAGTTCAGCACCTTTTACTTCCACATCGTCAGCGATAGTAAATGTTCTGCTAAAGTTTCTTTTAGCTATACCTTTATGCAACATACCTTCATTGTCCTCAACCTCTTTAGTTTCCTCATCTTTTTTAGAAACCACGGTTAGAACATTATCAGCGTAATCAACAGAAACATCATCTTTAGAATATCCTGCTAATGCTAATTCTATATCATAAGTCAGTTTACCTGTCTTAACGATATTGTATGGTGGATAATTTGGGACCTTTGGAAAGTTAAAGTCTGTATCTAGCATATGTTCAAATGTATCAAACACGCTATCAAAACCTACACTTATTGGTCTTAAATTATTAAAAAATTGAATTGCTTTTGAATTGGTCATAATAGAACCTCCTTTTGTTAAGCAAAGTTTATTTTTATATGAGACCCTTTATGGCGTCTCACTAGTATTTATATAAGTACGATTTAAAAAATGTCAAGTACTAATATAAAAAAGTGGTGGTTTTTACATAGACATATAGTCTGTGAGGAGAACCACCGAAACTCCAGCGACACCGTATTTGATATTTTGTATCTGGTCACGGCGACCTTTTACGCTCTGCCAGGACTTATGAATTGCCTTAGCATAATATATATACAACTTCACACAAGCGGCGTAAAAATCTTTAATAACCTCTTTGAGCCATTTGTTTTTTCTTATTTTTTAAGAAAGCTCTAGTCATTTCTTTTTTCTTACGATTCTTTTTATCGCAAGGTTTCTCGTAATATTGTCTTTGACGCAGTTCTTTTATTCTGCCGTCCTTCATAAGTTTCTTTTTCAAAACTCTCATCGCTTGTTCCACATTATTATTTCTTACAACTACTAACAATTTATTTACCTCCTCTCATTTAAATATAATTTGTACTATAAAATTTTAAATATTTGTATTCTTCTGGTGACAAATCTTTAATAAAGACCATTTTTTCTTGGTCCATATATACATCATACCTAACTTCACCATTTTTTCGGGTACTTTTCCCGAATTTAAATCCTTCTTTTATCTCCCACATCCTAGCTTTAGGACTTCTATCTGTTGGACACTCAATCCAAATGAAACCTTTTCTACATTTTTTTATTTGATTTAATTTCAAACTACAACAATTATTAACTACATACCTTGTTTGTGTTTTTAATTCTTTTGGTTTATTATCTACTAAAATATCTTTCTCCATATCATATGGGTCTAAAGATAATTGTATTTTTTGACCTAGTGAAGAACAATAATTAGCATAAATCTTCTCTCCTAAATCTCCTAAAATTTTCATTCTTTCTTTTTCACTTATGTTCATTTCATATACCTTGTTAAAGCAGTTTCAATTTTACTTTCATCAAAAAATAATGTTGCCTTATTGTTCATACTATCACCATTATACTTTGTTTTATATGCGTGGCAATTTCTACAAATTGTTTGTACATTTTCAGGAACATTGTTCCATCTATCTCCATCTATATGGTCCATTTCTAACATACAACTATCCGTTATATCAGCAACACATTTAAAACCTAATCTTCCATCTTTATTCTCACAATAAGTTTTCTTATGTGGTGTAACCCCAGGTCTATTACGACCTCCCATATGACATCTATAGCACTCCGTTCTAACATCATAAGTACCGTTCTTATTTACCTTTCTGGTATGTACAGGACTTCCACAACCATCGTTGATACAATCTGGTTTAAATTCTTTATAATGATTTTTCTTTATCAATTGACTGCCTTACCTGTAAATGTTTCTTTTAATGCCTTTAATGGACTAGGGTCTGGTTCATTAGATTCACTATCCATTAATAAAATTATATAATGAATTGCCTTTAATAAATCTTTACGATTTTTTCCATTTTTCTTTCCATATCTACACAAATATTTAATAGCATTTGCCTGACTAAAATGTTTATCAATGTTAAGGTGTCTTAACATATCTTGGACTTGAAATCCGTCCTTTGTAGTACTATAATGTTCTCCATAAGTACCTTTTATATAATCTGAAATTTCTTTTATTATTTTATCTACATCTTTATATTTCATTTATTCTCCTTCTAGTCCTATAAAAAGGTAGGGAGCCACTACACTCCCCACCAAGGACCACACTATTTGATAAATTTTGGATAATTAGACAAGGTCTTCCTCATCTTCATTATCGTCCTCATTATCATCGGTTGTTTCCATTTGTTGTGCCTTCAAAGCGTCAGCTTTTTGTTGTTCGGCGATACTTTCGGCAGTTGCCCCAGCATCCACTTTCCCATACAGGTCAACAAAGGAATTCTTTGTATCATCATCAAATCTATTAGTACATAGTTCAATCGCCTTCATCTTATTTCCAAAGATTGCAAACGCCTGACATATGTGGACTAATCTTCTTGTTGAGATAATTTCGTCAACTCCTCCATCAAAGTAAGTTTTTCTAATTACATCTGCCCAAGTAGATAATTTTTCTACATACTTCTCATCTTTTTTACCCGATAGAGCAAGTGTATTATTTAAAATCTTCTGTTCAGTTTTAGCAGAAGGATAAGTCTGTTCAAAGGTTACTGGAAATCTTTCCAAAAACGCCTCGTTCAGTATGTTCGTTCCAATAAATTTACCATCATCACTACCTTGCCCTTTAGTATTGGCAGTAGCAACAACATTAAATCCAACCTTTGGTTTAACAAATTTATTAATCTTCTTAACATAAACTCCGTTACCTTCAAGGATTGGTTGTAAACACATTATCTTATTAGACGCAAGGTCAACTTCATCAAGGAGCAATACAGCACCTCTCTCCATCGCCTCTATAACTGGACCATTTTGCCATACGGTCTGACCATCTTTAAGTCTATAACCTCCCAGCAAATCATCCTCATCGGTCTCAATAGTAATGTTTACTCTAATCATTTCCCTTTTACTCTCGGCACACGCCTGAACAACAGAAAAAGTTTTACCATTTCCTGAAAGACCTGTGATGAATATAGGATAAAATTTATTAGATTTAATTATGTTTCTAACATCTGGATGATTTCCAAATGATACGAAACCTTTATCTTTATTTGGAACAATATTTCCTTCTAAAGATGAAATCACATACGCCGCTTCTTTTTTTGTATCAGAAACATTGTTAATTTGTGTATCATCACTAGGAACATTGTCCTTGTTTTTATCATCTAATACATCTGATTTAGTATCAAGTACTAACTTATCATCTATATTAGGCAACTTAAATAAACCTTTACCAATTTTGTAGTGTTTATTTTTTACCAACCATTGAGGTGCATAAGCAAAACCAAGTTTATTATTGGCAGCTTTCAACTCTTTGGCGGTCAACTCAACTTTGCCGTACATTTTAACAGCACTTTGAACAAAGTCTTTTTGTTTCTCGTTTAATGTTATCATAGTATAGTCTCCTTTTTCAATAAATTTTTTTCATTGTATAAGTATATGCTATCATTTTTGGGACTTAATGTCAAGCACTTTTTACCCTTATTTAACAACACTTTTAACATACTTAA